CTGTCAAATCTAAAATAGTTGATGTATATGCGCTATTTACTATTTGTAATGAACCAAGAGTATTTAATCTAAAATATTTATTTGGATTAGTTGCTGAACCGGTTGCGTTTGTTACTTGAAGAAAATCAATAAATCCTGCACCGCCTTTTGTATTTGAACCTGATATTATCAGTCCTATACTAGTAGCGGATTGATTTGGTATTATTGTTTGTGAACCGCTAAATGTTGCAGAACCTATATTTGTAAACGTGCCCGATAATATATTGTTTCCTATCAATGTATTTGACCCGGAAGTGGTCAATGACCCGCTAACTACAACGTGTCGTGCATATATATTGCTATCTACTATTATATTTTCAGCGTATAATTGGTCTACCCTTAATGGTGTAGGAGTAAATGTAAAATTTTTAACTTCCGATACTGTCTTACTTATGTTTCCTAAATAATCGCAATATTCAACTTTAACGTCATATGTTGAACCTATATAATCTTCTATAGGAAATATTAATTCCAAAGTGTTTGGTGAAAATCCTAATTCTTGTTTAGGTTTCACACTAACGTCTCGTATACACCACTTTCCGGCTCTCAACAAAAACATTACTTGAGCAGTACCCGTTTTAGGTACCGTAAAGTCGAATGATGCATTTTCAAACAAGTATCCTTGCGTATTTTTTAATGTACCAATGTATTTTGTATTGGATAAATCTAAATACGGATATGTATCGGTACCCGCACTGCCTGATAATACAACGGTCATTAATTGAAAACTAGCCGATGCATTGAAATTGGTGTCGTATTGTGCGGTTGCGTCAAATTGTATCGTGTATACTGTATCAGAATCAAATTCGTAACTTTCTTTTGTTTTGATAATGTAATATTGATTATCTGTAAATGATTGTGGTGCATTAGATGCACTTATAGACAATGAATTTACTAAATTCCCGACTACTCCTACTCTAGGCTTAACTGTTGAATTTGTCTCGTAACTTAATGTAGGCGGTGTCGGTAGAAATCCTATAGATGTAGCAATATCCCAACTACCCGTAATAGTAGAAATATTAGCATTGAATTTACCAATTGGAGTGTCTATTACTGAGGTATTGTTTGTCAATAATTCCCGAGATTGTACTACGGTATCGGCCACTTTAATGTAGTTACCGGGAGTCGTATAATTATTAAAAGTTCTCAGTACGCCTGCAGAGTCAGTATTTTTTATATATACTTGTATTCTATCAATATTACCGCCAATCGTGCTCATATTCTCTACTTTCAATAAAGCATATGAACTCGTTATAATTGCACCGCCCACAATATTTGATTGCGTTACTGGTACCATATTTGGTAACTGCTCATATTGCAATGTGATAGAGCCTGATATTGTACCTGATCTATATACATATAGAGTATCGAATTGCGGGCTATATGCTGTGTAAGGTGTTGATAATCTAACCGATCTAGTAGTTAAAACTTTTTCTATACTGGCACTAAACACTGCAGGATGTGTAACATCATACGGTGCCGGTGGTTGTAAATCGGTGAACGCCGATGCTGATATGTAAATTGTACCGCCCGTTATAAGGTCATTAACACTGCCTAAATTATAATACAATACAGGAGAATTGTTGTAATTGGTATATGTAACTAAGGCAGAGCCTGACACTGTAGCAAATCTAGAACCTGTGTATTCCTTTTTATATACGGGATTAGTAATTTGTGTGATAGATACGGTGGGTGGTTCAGCAAACAATATATCTGCTGTATTGAGTCGATTCGGAGCTATCGTTGCTGTGGTATTCCAGCGTAGGTTTTGTTTGGAAGTTGATAGTGCATTGCCGTTTACGTCTACAACGGCAGTACCAACTAATGTTATGGTACAGTCGCCAGGTGCGGTCTCCGGATATATCCATATTCCTACACTAACCGTACCATTTGGTTCATTGTCACGATATACCTCAGTATAAATAGGTTGTTTATTGCTATCGAGAACTTCAATATCAATTTTTGAATTTGTTAGCAATTTGTTACTACCTATTAATTGTAACAAATTTTTACCTGCTTCTAATACAGTCGGTACATGTACTATTCGAAAATAATTTGGTGACAATTCACTCGTATCTTCAATCAATACAGGTATAGTTTCTAAATATTTTCTAGGTGCAGTTTTTCTAATCATATCAATAATAATTATTTCACGTATAACTTATTAATGATTTTTCACCGGACTTTGTTATTTCAATTACAGAATCAACCATATCACGCATTGATTCGATATGTGATATAGTTATCACGTATTCAAATTGAGTTTTTAAGTAATCAAACAATATGTACATGTTGTTTAAGTTATCGGCATCCAAGTTACCCATACCTTCGTCTATTACTAAAAATGGCGGTCTAGGTAGGCTAGAAACGTTTATCAATGCTGTTCGTATGGCAATTGAAGCAACGAATTTTTCCATTCCTGATGCCAATTCTATAGGCCAATATCTATCAGGGTCATATACAATAAATGCATTAATATTTTTACCGTCAGTATTCAATATGATTTCATAATCAACTATTTGACTTAACATGTTATTGATTTCAGACTCAATTTTAGGTAATGCTTTGGATATCAATTGATATGGCACACCGTCTCTAGAAAATGCTTTCATATACAATTGATAATAATTGTATTCCTTTTGTAAATCAGCGTATCGTTTCAATTGATTCGTTAAATGTAATTGATTTGCTTTATGTATTGATTGAGCATATAAGCACTCATTTAAGAGCTGTTCTATTTTTTGTAGATATAGTTTAAGGTTCGCTAAATCGGTACGTTCTTTGAGCAGTAAACTATGTGTATGAGCATTTTTATTAATAGACTCCTTATTCTGTTCGTATAATTGAATGTCATTTGACACTATTTGTAATTGAGTGCGTAAATTGGAAATATCATTTTCAATTTTGAGTTTTTCGTTTTCCAATTTCAATTTATCTGCATTCAATTTACCGGTCACTGCGTTTAATTTATCGTATGCAATTTTCTTTTGTTCAAACTCTGTTATCGATTGCAGGTCGGCTTGTTTGATTTGTATGCGTGCTATCAATTGATTTTTTATTGTATAATCAGCACTCAATGAATTTTTTGTTTGGATAGCATCCTTCACAAAAATATTATTCATACAATATGTACAATTTTCATCGTATTCAAGCTTATCTAAATTTTTCAATTTTTCTTCCTTATGGTGAATGTCTATCTCAATCTTTTTTTCTTCTTTTTGTAGTTCGAATAAAGACTTTTGTAGTATGCCCGCCTCAGATACTCGTGTATTTATTTCTTCAATATCAACACCTGATAATTTTTGGTTGTATTGTACCAATTCATCACTTATACTCGTTAACTTGGTTTCTAAATTAGACACTGACAATTTATTTGTATCAATTTTATTTTGAATATTGTCGTGCTGTAATCGTAAACTATCAATGTTATCCAATTTAACGGTTATTGGTATAATTTGTTCTGATAATTCGGTTATGCGATCAACTACTTCTTGAATCAAATGTTCCTGCGATTGTTTCTGCGATACATATTTTTGTTCGTCGGATTGTAATTGTACTATTTGTTTTTCAAGCATTGCTATTTGTGTATCCAAATCTTGCTTACCCAAGTCTTTTATGATTGAACTCAATTCTTTGCTTTCTTCATTTGCTATTTTGTACAACGATTCAAAAATATCTGAATCTAGAAATTGTGCAAGCAATTCTTTTCGTTCACGTTGGCCTGCGTCAATAAATCCAGTGTTATTGTTTTGTACCGACATTGATGTCAATACAAAATCTTCATATGTACCTAAATAACTGCGTATAATTTTGTTTGTATCACTACGTTCTTTTCCGTTAAGCATTTGTTTCTCACCCGTTTCTGCTATACTGTAAAATGAAACGGTAACGCGTACATGGTCCTTCATTTTTTTACCTAGTCGCTCTATAAAATACGTTGTACCGTTAATTTCAAATTCAAATATACTGGTAAATTCGGTACTCAAATTATTTAATACCTGCTCGGCTCTAGAAGTTCTATTACATTTATCGAAAATACAAAAAGAAAGTGCTTCAAATAAAGTAGATTTACCTGCTGTATTTGGTGCGAATATACCATAAAGACCATGTAATTGAGTAAAGTCGATTACATTACCGGTACCATAACTAAACATGTTATCAAAAGTAAATTTTTTAGGTATCCATACCGTATTTCTATTTATTTCTAACTTCTGTAATTGTGAATTACACTTTCTGTTTACATGTTTTACTCCATCAATTATTTCATCTACAGTATCAAAGTTGGTTTTCAAATATTCACTTAATAAATGATTTTGAAATTCAATATCACGAACATCACCCAAATTAATTTTTGTAATATTTGTACGGTCATTGTGTTTAATTGTATTTACTTTTTGTATAGGAGTTTCTAAAACATCGTATTTGCTTTTAACGACTGCTAATATTTCTTTTATTTCTGCATTTGTAGTATCAGTTACTCGTAACCGAAGTCGTAATTTGTTAGGTAAGTTTTCAGGTAATGTATATTTACCGTTGATTATATCCATTGTATAAAATCCATAATCATTAGCAATTTCTACAAATTTTGATGTTTTTGTATCCACGTCCCATACCAGCATACCATGTCCTATACACTCAGCGTAATTTTGTTGAATCAATGACCCTGGATATGCAATAGTTTTTTCTACATTCAAATACTGTGCTGGTAAATGTATGTCTCCTAACAATGTTAAATCGTAACCGTCAAACATACTTATCTGTACATGTTTGTTTGATAACACGTGGCCGGTATCCGTTTTGGCAGTATCAACAGCTCCGTGATGTAATGCTATTTTATATGGTGCATCAAATTCAGTTGCTTTGATAAATTCGTTAGGTTTATCGAATACAGACATTACAGTAAAATGTATATTGCCAATATTATATACACCGCTGTCTCGTAAATACAATAAACGTTCATGACCCATTGCATTCACGATTGGCGCTAAAGCATCCATTCTGTTTTTGTTATTCAAATTACAGTCATGGTTTCCGGTAATTAATATTGTATAACACAAATCAGCACATTTTTTGAAAAATCCTTGAACCATTTCCACTAGTTCAGGAGTCATATCTGTTTTTGCGTGTACAATATCACCGCCTAATACAATAATACTGTTAGGTGTTTTTGTAGTTTCTATTTCCTTATATAGTCTGTTAAATACTTCAATGTATTCAGTATGCCGTTTAAGGTTTCGAATGTGCACATCACTAATCAAATAAATTTTATCAATATTCGTTAAGCTAGTGTCAATTTTTTTAATGTGTATCATAAATCCAATTTATATTCTATAAGTTTGCTAAAAGTTAATACTGGAGTATCTTTAATAATTTGACGCATACGTTGAAATCCTATTTCTGCAGGATCTTTTTCCTGTAAATCCACAAAATATACGTTGATACCGTTATCTAAAAATTCTTCGGCGTGTTCAATAGCCTGTTTCTGTGCATCTTTATCTAAACATATGTATATGTCTTTGACTTTGTTTTCAATAATCTTTTTTCTGAGTTCTTCGGATATCGTTTTACCGAATAATGGTATTGCATTTCGCCTAACTGCCATGGCATCAAACGAACCTTCGACCAATACTATTGGATACGCCCAATTAACAAACAATTCAAACCCGACTATGTCTTTAGGTATATCAGGATTTTTGTGTTTAAATCCATCAGTTTTGTAATATGACCTACCTACAAAATAATTTAATTTTTCATTGGAATCATAACTTGGTATAATAATCATTTTTGAATAAGTACCCGTTTCACAATATCCAATATTGTATTTAATTATTTCATCTAATGATACTCCTCTATCGCGTGTCAAATATTTAAGTGCATTTTTTTGTTCTATACTTGAAGTGTTACGCCATAATGGTTTATATTCATCGGGTAACTTAATACAATTGTACTTGGGTTGTGTAGTATCAGTGTAATATGTTGATACATTTAATATTGACATCAACTCAGCTATTACTTCTCGAGGCTGCTGTAGTTTTTTAAATAGGTTAATTAGTTTTTTACCTGAAGTATTACACGTCCAACAATGAAAGTGATTTTCATCAGGTATCTGCGATACTACCTGTATTTCTAATTTTCTTTTAGATGAGTTGCAGAAAGGACAATGAAACGCGTAATTTCCTTTATTCGTTTCTCTACCTTTACCTAAAACGTTTTCTAATATTTGTATTAGTTTTTCCATTATAGGTAATATAATAAACTTTATTCAATAATCCTAATGTAACCAACTACTTGGTATAACTTTATCTGCATACTGAAATCCATGTTGTGTACACCAATCTGCGTATGTAGTTTTACTTTTTTTTGATATTCGATTACTGGAATCGGAAAACACAAATCGTATATCTAAATGTGGATTTTGTTCTTTTACTAGTAATTGTTTTTTCCTATCAGCCGCTACAAATCGACCTTTTGTTTCAATTATAATACCATTATGTAATATGAAGTCAGGCGTGTATTTAGCATTTCTAGCAGGTATAGTATACGGTACTTTTATAGATTCGTAATCAAAATTAATTTCGTTACTAGTCAATTGATGTGATATTTCCATTTCTAAACCGGAACGAAATCCATTTTTCTTAGCTATCCATCTTTTGGACATTTTTTTACGTTTCATACTAAATATCAAATCTAACGATAAAATTCAATTCAGCTTCATTGATTTTAGGTATCGGGTTTGCTAATTTTCCTACGGCTAATAGTGAACCGCTATCATCATACAATCCAATTGTACTAATAAATGGCGTCCAATATGAACTCGTTACGCTACCTATTTGTTCTGGATACCTATAATCTACTAATGACGTAGGATTAGTCGTAAAATTAAATTCATTTTCTTTCAATCTACATAATACCTCAACTTCATTAATAGGTACTTTAGATTTATAAGAAACATTGTACTTATTTAAAAAAGCAGGTCCGCCACCATTCCAACTAGCACATAGGCCCGTTAGATAATTGTATTTGGGTCTAGGGTCGGATATACATACAATACCTTGTTGATAGAAAATATTACCTATTATATTTGTATTTGTACAATATTCAGGTGTACTTAATTGAGTTATTTCCGTTGACGTCAAAGCTTTATTAAAGAAAAATAATTCATCAACAGTACCTGCAAATCCGCCGTGGTTTTTTCCTAAATTGCCGATAAATAAATCACAGTTATTATTGAAATCAAAATTAGTGGTATCCGTTGATGAATTCACTAACGTACCATTTAAGTATAGTTGCATCATACTACCTGACTTTTGATATACTACGTGATATGCGTTTCTATTTAAGCCACCTCTGTATGCACCCGTTTGATTTCCTACCAATATACTAGAAGACACTTCTACCGTATTCGTACCGTCGCTACGCACTGCACTCAATATGGTTGATGTACCGGCACTTCCTGAATTTTGTATGCGTATTTCATAAGGAAATGCAATTTTATTCAAGTCTATTTCATTGTATTCTACAAAATTATTGATTTGAACGTACGCCATACCTTCTCTACGTTTACTAATTATGTAATTGTAATTAGAAGCATTAGTCGATACATTGCTATTAACGAATAACCAGAAACTTAAAGCAAATTCTTCATCATATTCCGGACCTAATAATTTAGGTGAACTAGGAGTTAACCCACTTTCACGTATTTGTATGTATCCGGTACCGGTAAATGTAGCATTTAATCCTATTGAACCGGTGTTAGTACCATAAAATTGGTATATGTCAGAACTATTATACGTAACGCCTTGGGCAATATATGTAAACGGACTAAATGGTATGTTATAGTTATCAACTGAAACGTGGTCAAATTTATTGAACCCTAAATATAACTTTTGATTATTTATTGCTACCGAACTCGATAATCGAGTGTCTATTACATTTGTATTCGTATCGTCAATTGCAGTTAATTGAATTCCTGTAGAAGCTTCCAATGTTAAATTTAAACTACCGGGCTTAATCGTATCGCCAAAATACCTTTGTGGTATAGATATTACTGAAGCAGTGGCGTATAGATTATTTACTATATTATCGCCCGTTACGTTAGTGAATGAGTCATTGGAAAATAACTTATTGTAATAAACGTGATTAATACTATACCATACAGCTGATGTATAAAATTCATCGCCTACATATCCGTATATGGTATTTTCGTTTTTGGGCTCAGTTGTAGCTTGAAATGACTCATAAGTTACCACACCTCCCGAATACAAATTAGGATCGGGTTTTTGAGCTACTAATAACGTGATATGGTCATCACTGTCTAAACTAGCAGATAGGAAATTTTGTTTTGATAAATTCCACTGTTTATAAGTATTAAACGTAGTACGACTAATATCATATGGAGGGATTTGTTTAAATGCTCCGTAAATTGGCATACTAATATGGTTTAATAATCGAGCCTAACCTTTACAAGTAATTCAGTTTCGAAATTTTTAATTAATGGTCTAGATACTTTAGCTACTGCTAACAATTCATTGTTATCATTATATAAGCCTATCGTAGAAATAAACGTCTGCGGATCGCCCACAAATTCGGGACGTATAAATCCTGAGCCTGTTACAAATGTCGGGTTATTGGTGTAATTGAATTCATTACTAAATGCTCTTACAAAGTACATGTTTGAAACTCTCTTTTCATTGTTTCTAGCAGTAAATGCGTTTGTAGTACTTATTGCTGCGGCTCCTGATATTGAAGTAAATAGTTTGAAAGCATTATCACCTGCTACTTGACTTCCTGTTACGGTATTAAACCCGACATTTCTATCGAGCTCATTACCATTAAATACCATCAATCCTAAAGCAGGGTATACAACCCCATAATAATGATATCCACCCGGGCCTACATAGGGACCGCCTGTTATCGTACCGCTTATGATATTGTATTTCGCCGCTGCATTTGAAATAGTAACACTACCTGTAACTAATTGTGAATCATCAATTAAGGTTACTAGTGTACCTAATCCATTTACTTTAACATTGGAACCGGTATGTACTGAGTTAGGTACTGATGATCCGCTTAATGTAGCTAAACATAAACTCCAATTACCAGGATCTAATGAATCTTTAAGGCGAGCTCTATTAATAGATAATACGTATATTGAATCTGAATTGACACTTGTACTTCCTGAATTGAATGTAAATTGTGTATCTCCCGGGTTCAACACCGTTAATTTCATTTGAGAATATATTGCTTTAGTTGCTTCATCATCAGTATTCGATGTTGCACTACCGCTACCTAATCTATTACCGTATGCAACTGCAAATTGCGACTGTGAGCCTGATGCGGTTGATACAGCATCCCATACTTGGTAAAAATACGTTTTTTGTATTGCCGTTTGAGACGAACCCGTAAAAAAAGTAGTTAATGTAGCAGAATCACCTGACCAAATTCCTTTAGCAAGTATTTTACTTTGGTTTAATATTACGTCGGTATTCGCGTTAAATGTTTTAAATATCATGTTATGTGATTATTAATATTCGAATTAAATAGTGAATCCAGAAACACCAACAACACTAAGTTGTGAACTCAAAGTTATCGTTACTGCACCTCCCGTGTCATTTCCTATAATAGTTAGAGTCGCTTGTTTTAATTGAGTGGATAATGTACCCTGTTTCGGGCTGATTTTAAATGATTGACCTACTTTTACTACACTTTGAGTAATATCGCCGATATATGAAGGCACGGTTGGTGCGCCACTTACCGGTACATCGACCTCCAAAATAAAATTTGCTCCATTTGATAATATAGCAGTGTATCCGGTTGGTGGAAACGTTGCTGACAATGTACCGCCATATACGGTCGATGGAGTAATAATATCGGGTGAGCTAGGTAATGTGGTGTAATTGTATGTAGTCTGTGATACTGAAACGATAGGTATTGCTGTTTGTGTGGTCGTAGACAATGTCAATAATTTGTATTTCATTGACTGAGTTTCATCAGGAAATGCTTCCAGTAATGGTGTATTTTGTATTACTATACCATAGTAATCACTGCCATTAGGATGGTCAGTATTCCATAATGTATAGTCAATTTCATCATCGGCAAGTGCAAATTTGGTAATTTGAAATGCATTAGTGCCTTGGGCTAATAATTGTCTACCTTTTTTGGTTAAAATCGCGTCGACTGTAACCGACGTATTATCTAAATATCCCATTTTGTGTATTTGTTTATTTTAAATAAATATAGAATTTATTGAATTTATTGTATTATTTGTTTATTCTATCCCGACATAGTATTTGTATCTATAGAATTAAATAGAGTAGGTGGTGTACCAACAACCGGCGTAATACCCGATGTATTTATAGTACCGCCGAATTGATTAGCCCCCAATATTACTGGCTTCGTGTACCCGCTAGTCAATTGCGGTACACCGTTATTAAAGTAAGTAACCGGTGGACCGTCTTCTCCGGTATTTTGTGCTCCTAAATACCATGACTCGTAAACATTGTCATTTAGTAAATTTTCATAAGCAATATACCCAAATTCAGGTAAATTTGTATCCGAATTGACGATTGCTATACTATATACGTTGTTGGCTACTGTATATACATTTGTATTTCCTATGTATGTCGGTATATATGAACCTGTGAGATTATTTCCTACATTTGTAATAATTGCATCCGGTAACTCGTTTACGATACCTGATAATACGGTATAATCAGTCGTGATAGCTACCTGTCCGCTAATGGCCAAGTCTTCCACTACCGGCGTTTTCACCCAATTAGCTTTGTTACGTTCCAATAAATTAGGTTCAACAACAATACCTGATATCAAATTGGCTCTAGCAGGAACAAATTTCTTGATTTGTCTGAATACAGATAAATCGTATATTTGTAGAGCTCTAAAATACGTATTGAAATCGTTTTTGTTAGTGTATTTCTTCCAGTAATCGTTTTGCAATACTGACAGTGCATTGTATGTCGGCTCATATTGGTCTCTAGGATCTCCTATGTAATCGTCTAATGATACGTACCCTAAATGATTGACAATGTCTTCGTTGATACCATTTTGCGGTGAAAAATAAATTCCTAACTTATTGGAATCCACAGAATTATTGTCAAATGAACTTTTGGTAACTCGCTCATCTATACTCAACGGACCGCTTAATGATTGCGATTCTATTCGTATTTTTTCTGAGTATATAACATGTGCTGTTAAATCTGCATATAATGTGTAGTACGTTTCCTCAACACCTTCAAATGGTACACTACTCAATGTAGGTCTATCAACAAATATAGATGAAATATTTGTATTGATACTTTGATTGGGATGCTGAGATAATTGTTGCATATACCCGTATGTACCATTGACTACTAAATCTTTCCTACTTAATGAAGTTCTAAATGCTAAATCATGATATGCAGAATAATGATAGTTACCGTTATATGAATTAGGCGATAATGTATGATTACTAATACTCGAATCTATCAAATTGTCGTACCAATAACGAAACTCTTGATACAGTCCGTAAAATTTATCGGATGTTCCTCCGGTTATTCCTATATTATTTCCGCCATTGCCCCATGTTATATAACTGCCCGTTATCCATGATCTGCTATACGAACCGCTATTGTTAGTCGTTAAATTTATAGTGGAACTACCTGATGCAACTATTTTACCGTATAATCCTTTTTGATATTTTAATGTAAACGACTGTGAAGGTTCTGTTAAACTATCTGTTGATTTATTTCTTTGTACTACACCTGTAATCCAATTGTTATCAAACATGTATATGTTATCAATAGATGATGATAACCATCCGTTACTACCCGATAAATAAAATTTTAAACTTCCGTTATTAGTATCAGTCTTTTTAAATGTTACTTCAAAAAATGGGTCACCTATTGTACTAGGTGTCGGAGTGCTAGCATTCCATATTATATTGTATTGAGCCCATTGACTTTGTATCTGGCTCCATACGGATGCGGTAACCGGTAAGTCTAAATCGCTACGCAGCAACGAATATTCGGTGCCAATATCATAAGTAAAATTGTCATCAGGTCTAAATCTAAATTCAATAGCATCAGGATACTGATTAACATTTGGTGATTTATCGTAAAAAGTTCTAGTAAATGCCTGCCATGGAGTGATTACATAGTTAGAAGCTGACCCGGTAGCTACGTGTGCATAGTTAAATACATCGTGTACATAATACGGAAACAAATCGTTTTCTTCCGGCGCAACACCACCGTATTCTTTTATATTTAATATGGTAGTAGGAATACCGTAACAAGTCAATAAAGCTTTTATACTGCGAGCAGTGCCTTTAGTTTTATATAGAAAAGGTAAATTATTTACCACTCTACGCCAAACTTCTTTAGTCGTTTGTTCAGTTGGTAATGTAGTTAAACTGCCAGATTGTATAAATTCACCATTACTGTCAACTCCCAATACATATCCCCATAAATCAGCACCGCTTCTACCATTATATACGGACACGCCTAATGATTTAGCGACATCGTATATTAAGTCTTGGGCCATACCATCGAAAGGATGTTCTTCTCGTGTATTAATCTGCGTTAATTGATTTATGTATGACCAGATAATATCGTAGAAGTGGCCTATCATATCCACAAATAAAATATACTCCGCATTAAATTGGTCTTCTTTTATATGAACTGGTATAGTATTGCGTAATGAGTGTATATTGAATCTATCAAATATTTGAGCCTGTTCTAGTAAATCATTATAATATGTTTCTGCTATACTGCTAGTTACTGATAATTGATTGGAGTAATCAATCAAACTGTTTGATACGTTCTGTTTAGGCCACGGTTGTATTGAACAACTAGCAAACGTGTACAATAAACTACCCGTTGTATTGTAAAACAAATATTTTTCAAAATCATCAAACCCTCCGATAATATTATCACGTTTAGTAGACGCTTCTAATATATTCGCACCAATAACTCCCGTTACATTATTAATTGTATTTAACCGGTCAGTATAGTGTTCAATTAATTGTAATTTGTATTGAAAATTCGCAACTCTTTCTTCAGCACTACTAAAGTGTATAAAGTTTTTAAACTCACCGTAATTTATGTTTAAATGTATACCGGATAAGCTACCACTAAAATATTTGTTGATAATTTGTTGATTGGTATTGACATTTGCACTCAATAAGTCATTCCATGATTGTAAACTTGTAGCAATACTTTGCGCCTCTTGTACATCTATATTGAAATTAGGTCCTTTTATATTTGTACCTAAAATTGCCTGTAAATTATTGACTAGTAAAATTTTATCAATTAGTGGTGTCGTTAATTCTTTCGCCAACCAAAGAGTGTCTAATTCTTGGAATTGTGTTGGTAACGGACTAGCTAATTTTACTAATATATTATAAGGAGATTCTAATACTACATTGATAATTTTAACAATATTATTGTTGCCAAAATTCAATATGTAATCAGAAGGATATACATTAGGTGCTATTGTATATCCAGCTTTCGCTAAGGTGCCGGTAGTACCATCATTATTGAAATACGGTTCACCTAAATGTTTATATGAGTAGTCAGCATTACGTGTCCAAAATTCCTTTAGTTGATTGTCGTCATTGTAAATTGCAGTAAGTTCAGTTACCGAAAGTGCGTTAACGGACGGTAAACTTCTATAAGCATTAATTTCCGATTTGAATGCGAATAAAGTTTGCGGGGTCATTTTTATATTCGCCCCCTTAAACCATATACCTGTTAATAATAATGATATTTGATCTAATCCTATATAAGTATCGTATGCATTGTTAGCGACTGCTACAAATGTTTGACCGGCATAAAAAATCGGAAGAGATACATTATTCGTTATATGAAAATCATATGCTAATCTAGTCCCGTCAAATATACTATCGCTTAAATAGTACCCTTGTATAGTCGCTCCGGTCGGCGTACCGAATTTTATTATCGTCGGGTCATATTCCGGATATATCCTATTAATATCGTCTATACCATACAATGATAAATTGGTATATTCATTGATAAACTGACTGAATTGTTGTTGGAATTGCGTATTATTTGAGTCTATCGGCGATAAACGTAATTCCGTTTTGGATGGTGATATTGTGTTTATATAGAAACTAGAAGTGGTATAGTTTCCAATAACCGGTTTTTGAAAACTGAAAGCTACATAATATTGCCCACGCTCTATACCCAAATCACTCAACGTGGAGTCTAACTCAATACTGATATCATATGTATATGTTGCAGGTGCGTTGGGTGATACGTATGACCAGCTAGTAGCGTTTTGCGTACCCGTTAACCGATTACCTATTAAATCGTAGACGTGTATTTCTAAATTATTATCCGACAATACAGGTGTACCTGTTACAGTGTATACGTTAGAAGGTATTAATACTAAAGAATTATCAGTATAATACGAACCGTACGCAGGTAAATTTTGTACTTGTAATAATGACTCGTTATTTAGGTATGGAAACATTAACTTTTATTAATAAATATTCCAATATCAATATTTACGTCGATTTGTTTTCTAGGGTCTAACAAATATGCTTGAATGTATTTGAGATATTTTGTTTTAACTTCTTCTGTAGGCTGTAAATTTACACCTTTAAACCAAGCTAATACTTCATTTCTAGAACGTTCCGAGTCCGGTGCAAAATTTGGGTCCAATGCTTCAAATTGCGGTTTATAGCCACCAATTGGTGTATTGGGCCCGGGGGTTATAAATATATCATCGTATGTAAATGTGGTATCACGAAAAGTATACTCACTGAATCCTGGCGAATTTGCATCCAAACTAAGTATTCTATCTTCTATAAACGCATCATCTACTATATTATTTACCACTATTGGACTACCAGGTAATATTGGCTTATCAGGTCTCGATTCTTGTGCCCAATAATCCCATTTTATATAGTCACCAGTTAATAAAGTTTCATCCCATATACTTTTTTTACCTGTAAACTTAATGTATTCTTGAAGTTCATCAGCAAACTCTAAAACATTATCGGGTGACGGATACACGTCTATACCTTTAAACCAAGCAAATGATTGATCTTGATTAGCATTTATAGCAATATTAATTTTATTGAGTAAATCGATTGCATGGGTACCTGCTTCGGTCAATTTTAAATTTGGTGACCCCGGAGATACCGGTTCTGTAAATATTATCGTTGCCATATTAATAATTATGGTATGCTTTCATAAAATGCTGCTCCTAGCGTCACGGCTTTATCTGCCGAATAATTTAACAATATTGCTACTGCTAATTCAGCTGTATATTTGCTAGTTATATTCAGTACACAGTCTAACGGACCTAAATCTGCAGGGTCAGTAACAAAATCAGGATCTTGGGCTCTATATACATACTGTTTACATAAATTTCTAAAGTTAGCAATGTTACCGTATATAGGATTGTTATTAGCATCCTTAAACGAATATACGGTTCCGTTTCCGGTAGTACCCGTTGTTATTATTTTGTATATAGCAGGTATGTCCTGAGTTTGTAATAAATTTATTTCTGATTTTAATACCGTTGCTAGTTGCAAAGGATCACGTAATTTATTTATTATAGCACTCGTATTTGCAGTGTATCCATTTGTCGGCGGAGTATTACCGGAAATATTAATTACTAATTGAGGCGGTAATAAATCATTTAATAAAGTAGCTATTTGTATACTCGCTAAATCGCCTTGATTAACTAAAGTTTGTGTACTATCTAGAAACGTTTGAAATTGTTCCAATAATTCAACTTCATAAGGGGATAATGAAGGACCAAATATTTTTCCTAAGCCTGAACAATATTCGTCCCAAGGAAACACGCCGTTCGGTATATTTGCATATGAAGCGGGAAATCCGCTAGGATATCTAGGTAAATCGGTATCAATAATACGTTTAAATGTTTTTCTAGTTCTCCAAAGTTCCAATTCAGCAGTAGGTGCAAGTAATCCATCTATTATGGTGTTCAAACTGTCGATCTGTATATTGCTACCCGTTAATTGTGCCGATAATGTATTTACCTGTGCCTGTAAGTCCTGTAAACTTATTTGAGCACTATCGTTTGGAAACAATT